GCCATCTGAGTCTCAATCATGTCTTGATACTTATTACGCTTTGCTAGCGACATAGCATCTTGAGCATATGCTTTTGGCTTGAATAGCCTATCAGACATTCCATTTACAACAATATCAACAAACTTAGGGATAACAGGAACCGGTGTCCAGTCAATATTTAGATATGACAAGTCTCCGTCAATAGCAAGCTCGTTCTTGTACTTTGCTACCGATTGCTCACCCCTAGCGTAAAGCCTAAGCCTATGGTAATCTCTCCATCGGCTGTAGTATCTAGCAGAGGTCCCGTCCTTTCTAAACCATTCATATTGAATAGCTTGACCTACCTGTAGACCATAGCCCTCTGATGCCTTCTCTGCGTCAGTAGCCCATTGGTTAGGGAAGTCTGTGTATTGAATGTCTATTATTATATCTTTCATTGAATTAATTGACTTGTTGTTCCATCGTTTGAATACCTAGCAAAGTTAATAATAATTTTTGATTCTTTCTTCTCAGGCATATAAAGGTGTTTTTGATTTGCCATTATTGCTAATCCTGAGCTTATACAAGCATCAAATTTTGTTCTATCGTTAATGTCAAACTTTGCCCAATCCTCTAAAGTTCTTGTAAAGTACATACTACCCATTTCATCAGGCTGTCTATATGTGCCTGTCATATCTAACCCTATATACTTCTCAATATAAGACTCGATGGCTGAAGCGTGCGACTGCTTAACATCCTCTGAGGAGTTTGGAATACCACCAATCTCCTTCTCAGTTTTTGTTAATTTGTTTATCGCCTTGTCAGGTCTGTTCATACAAAATCCTCTGTAACCTCTATTCTTAAAATGATATAATAATCGTGGCTTGTTATTCTCTATCAATATCGGCATCCCATAAAAAACGCAAGCCATTAGTACTTCTTCAAAAAATATCTCTGCTGTTTGTGGTCTAGCTATATACTCTAAAAAAAACTCATTAGTAGGAGCGTCATCCATGTGGAACTTAGTCATACCATGAAGAGACCCGTTCGATCCTCTACCACCAACAACCGCTGATATATCGTATGGGTCACATCCAAATGATCCTAAGTGTTCATTACCAGGATAAAATGTCCCATTCCTTGAGTGTACATTATTCTGATAATGAGCAGGTGGCATCCAAGTAACTAAGAACCTTCCAGTCCTATTAGGTGTGAATATAACCCTTGTATCTTTAATACCATCCTTCCATGAGAACGATCCCCTTGTTGTATAATGCTCTAACATCAAAGAGTCATTAAAGTCAATCTGCTGATATATCTTTGTCAGGTTAAACAACGCCTGCTTGCTTTCATCTCTAAATGCGTGTGACTCTGTCCTAGGGAACTGACGATAAAACTCGTTCAATGCATCAGCATCGTTTTTAAGTGACGATACCTCATTATCCCAATAGTCAATAGCTCCATTCTTGATTAAACCACCATCAACACCTTCTATTGGCTCCTCCGGTTTGCTATAAACAGGCATCCCATACTTGTCAATAAATCCCTCCATATTCCACTCCATCGGTATAAACAAAGCATAAAGCCCACTCTTTGTCTGCCCATTGGCATTTCTAGACATCACATTTGAGTCCTCGTATAGCTTCTTGAAGTTATCACCACCCTTAGCTAATGCATTTGACGTTGATCCCATCATACACTTACCAATTATTTTGCTACCTAAACGCAAACAAGTTTTGGTTACACGCCAGTTATTCAAAATATTATTTGGTTTTATCCACTTACCTGACTCGTCATGTGCTAAGAATAGAAGCTTTTCACCGTCATAGGAGTTCTCCTCTGTATTCTTCCAGTCTATTGTTGTGTCTAGTCCTATTATGTCATTATCACTAACCTCGTGCATATTCTTTTTGGTAATCTTAGACGCAGGAACACGGAATGCTAATTCAGTTTTCGGCTTATCCATACCATCCATAATGGGTTTAAAAAAGAATGGCAGCTTGTTGTTAATAGGAACAACCTTGTCCGTAAACATTTTCTTAGCATCCGCCCCTGTTTTAGATAAGATACCTAACCTTGAATCTCTTGCTAGAGTTGCCAGGTTAACACATTCTGCGGATGACATAAAAGAGAATCCTGAACGTCTTATCTTTAGGTATATCATACCAAAGCTTCTTTCATCAGCCTTGCAAGCCTCCCAGTATAAGAAGAATATTCTATTAGCTTCACGAAAATCGGGATACCCCACATCAATACTAGACCACTGTAAATACATATAATGAGAGCCTGTTATATAGCAGGGTTTCCCTTTATTCATAAACCAATAGCCTTGCTCTCTGTAGTCAAATTCTTGTTCAATGTAATCAACCCAACGGCTTTTAAACTCCATTGGCTTGTCATTCCATTGGAATATTGACTGAATCTTCTCAAGTTCTCTTGGGATTGGCATTCTATACCAGTACTGTTCTGACGGATTGTCGTGTCTTTTGTAAAATTTCTCAGGAGCCGCAGGAAGGGCTATATTAAGCCCTGATATATTTATTATCTCGCCTATCTGACCAGTCTTTGATATGACGACAACGTCATACTGATCGTTATAGCCATAGAGCCATGAACGAACCTTGTTCTTCTTGGTTATTACAGCTAGTGGTATATGATCTTTTACCACAGTGTATAGGCTATTATTTTGATTTTCTTTCCGCAAATCCTTGTTTTGAGTCTACTTTACTAATTCCTTTATCTAAAAACTCTAAGCTTTCTCTTTCTGATTCTATTCTGTTAAGAATCTCGAATGCATCAAATATAGCTAATTTTTTTGTTGCAGCAGCATTTTTTAATTTATCTGCTGACAGATCGTCATCTGTATTGATAATCCTTTCCTCAGCTACTTTTATAAGCTCCTCTACAGCCTTATGACCTGCCGCTATTATCTTCAACTTCGTCTCTCTAGTGCTCATCCTTTAATTTTAAGAATATAACCTGAACCAATCTTGACTGCTCTCCTTCTCCAAAGTTCTCATATATATTTCTTGAGTGAGGAAGATTAGATTCAAATGCCACCATCCTATTGAACTTTGAATATATTTTACATAAAGGCTTTCCTTGATCGTCATATATTGTCGTTCCATCTTTATCAGGAGACTCTTCATTCAAATAAAGAACAACCGTAAGGTCGCCCATCATTTCATCAGTATGTATGAAGTTTGGCTCTAACTGATTTAATGGAGACTGTCTAACGAAGTTATAAGTTACATAATAGTTAGGAAATATAAAAGAAACAAGTTTATAAAACTCATCTTTTTCTCTGAATTGGATATTTTTAAATACCTTATCTCCATCTTTTACATCCTGAAATCCTATGTCAAATATATCTCTGACATAAATTTTTGGACTACTAAGTACATTATCTTTTGTCATTATCAGCATATCGGATTTAGTTTCAATGTTACAAAATGATCGTACATCCTATATAGCTTTTCACCATCAATGTCAAATTCGTACTCGCCATTCGGGGCGAAGCACACGGTATCACCTTCGTTGACACCCTTGCTTTTAAGATATTCGTTGGGGTATACCATTACACCCATCAACGGTTCTAAAGAGAATGGCTTTTTAATGTAGCTCTCTGTTGCCGGTATTGGCTTTATAAAACAATACCTGTCATAAGCATTCCACTTACCATCACTCTTATATAAAAAGAACTGCTCTTCATCTATTAAGAATAGGTCATCTTTTAAAAAGCTCTTACCGCTTCTGCGCTTTCCTCTTACGTCATTGTAAAACTTAAACGCATTGTGGTGTACTATTAAAGTATCCCCGTTCTTTATTGGTCCGTTATAACCTAGTGGTGTCTCTATAACTTCAGCATAGCGGTTCGAGAACTTAGCCTCTTCCTCTGACGTATTGACAATAAAGTCTATACCAGCTATGTTTTTAATGTTGTTATATCTACTCCCATTCATAGGTTTAACTATAAACTGAGTTAGTGATTTCATTAAAAATCTATATTAAATTCGATTGAAATTGGAATTGTTTGATTTAATTCTTTCCAAAGGACTATCTCGCCCTTCTTGTTTATTATGTATATCTTGATAGAAAATGTATCAGGGTCTCTCTTTATAAGATGGATAGCATTACTATCGTTGAGTACTTTCTGCCCAACGATATAATGTATTGCTCCGTTCTTATAGTCAGGACCTACTGATATCTTTCTTATATCCATTAAGACACTTTTTCTATTGTTGCTATAACTGATGGAATACCGGGAACACTCGGAATTGTTGTATTCCTTTGAAGCTCAATATTTGAAGCCGTTGCTCTCCACATTATCTCTACATACTGACCTGCTGTTAATGGCGTATAAAAATTCCATGCAGCTACTAAAAAATCTCCATTATTAGCTAATGTAAGAACCGTTGCACTATTAGGAATATCTACATTATTTACTCTAAACCATATATAAACCTGTTGAGCAGGACCTGTTGAAGTTTTATGAAGTTGTGCTGAAAATTGAACATTATATATACCTGTTACTGTAGATGTAATTCTTGTAGGTCTTCCTAATGTATCATTAGTAATACTAAATCCACTTGTACTACTAGTATCTGTAGTATTAAATTTCATTGCCAAGTTCTCATTACCAACTGTAGTTTGTGTAGTAGTATCATAAAACGATCCATAACTTGGAACTACATACGCAGGCGTTACCCATGTTGGTTCAGATCCTGATCCTTGACTTGTTAATATCTGTCCTGCTGTACCAGTGCTACTATCTACATATAGAGGTTTATTTAAATCAACTCTTTGATTTGCAGTATCAACAGTTATATACGGTGCTAATTTCAATCCGATATCGATAACACCACCAGCTCCTGTTTCAGGAACAATCAAACTTGTCTGCACTCTATCTGTTGTAAATAATACGTCAGCAGTTAAGTTATTTGACCCTAAGTCAACATCCTGTGTAGCACCAGAATATGGAACATACGTTGCGCCAGCTGTACTTGTACTCAAGTAAGTAGTTGAATCTAAAGTTCCATCAGCCTTTAAAAACTGTGTAGACAATCCACCACCCACAATAAATGAGCTTGATTCTATTGAATAAGTACCCAAATCAACATTAGCATTAGCACCAGTATAAGGAACTAACAAGCTACTTGAAGAAGCTAGATTTATAATACTTCCTACAGTAAAATTTTTAGTACTGTCCATGTCATTCACGTCAGTTCCAATTAACATATCACTTAGCGATGGTGCTACAGATGCATAGGTACTTATCTTTGCCATTATTATGTTTTTTTAGTTACTTCTCCTGTTTGTAAGTTTATCACTGAGTCTTGACCATACTTATTGATTAACAATCTCTCATAGTCATAGAACTCTTGACGCATAGCGTTTATCTGATTTAAAATACTCTGCTTGTTTAATTCTAACTCTCCTAATGCCATTTTAGCCTTAGCAAAGTCAGCATTCATAGCCTGTATTCTCTCTAATTCTTCCTGTAAAACGTAATTTTTTAAGCCTTCCATTTGATTAAAATTTGATTAAGTTACAAATATAAAATTTAATATCAATATATTTTACCCTCCGCTAAAAAATTATCAGCCCAAACATTTACCTGCTCTACATAAAACTCTCCATCGTCATTGATATTAACTATTGCAAATCCATTTGCCCATGTTTCACGTTGCAGTCTTTGCATATAATTAAACCCTTTGCTCTTTATATCGTATAGCCCACCTATGTTAAATGCTGCTTTATTCCCATTGTGAAAACATTGCACTCGATGTGTATGTCCAAACATTACTGAATGTTGAGTTTTATCAAGATGAGTCTTTGCAGCGTTCACACTAGTATATATTCCATGTATAACGTCTAAGTGATCACCTAATGTAAAATAGTCAGACATCCAGTCTGTCTTTACCTCCCAACCTTTTTCATGCAAATATAAAGCCTCTACTGGATTCAATAATGCACCACCATACTTTGCATTGTCCTTCTCTTTGATATGCCTGAAGTATCTATCCTCATGGTTACCAAATAAGAAATACTTTTTACAATCTTTGCGTAGTGCCTTGTTAAGGTCGTCCATTCCCTCTAATCCATCGATATATTCGTCCTG